TAATACCTACCATTTTATTATCCTAATCATTGGTAGTTAAAATATTAGCAGGGGACCATAAATAACTGGTATTTTGTACCCAAAGCTTAAATGTTAAATTTGCTACATATGAACCATTATCAGCAATGTTATAAGCAGAAGTATAATTATAAGTTCCTAATGTTAAATCAGTTTCTTCATAACTTCTTAAAAATACCATTCCAGATGTCTTATACACATAAAGTACAAGTTTAATCAAATTACCATATGATCCTTCACCATAACCAGCATAATCACCATAAGAATAACCATAACCATATGTTACACCATCTGCTACAACAGACCATGTTAATTCAGCATCATTACTAGCAACTAATGTATGATCATTTCCTTGTCCATTAAGTTCTAAAGAAGATACTTTTCTTGGTTTTAAATATTTTCCACCAATTGTTATACTATTTTCAGGAAAAGTATCTTTTGCCTTTATTCCATAAACATTTGAAGCTATAGCTTTAAAATAAATAGTTTTTGCTATATCACTATCTGTAAAAATAAATTGTGGAGTAGTTGTTTTTCTCAATGAACAAATATCACCAGCAGAATGACTCTCAGGTTCAGTATTATTATAACCCCTTATACATTCTTCAAATTGATCACTAAGATCATTAATAGAACCATAATAGATTTCTTCATTACCTACCCAAAAAGAACCAGATTCAGGAAAACTATCAAACATAGTAGCTGCATCATATGGTATTATATCATCTGTTTCATCTATAGAAGAATCTAATTCTACACTAGGAGAAGTTACACCATACATTTCCTTAAAATAATAATTTACACCATCATAAGAATAATAAACATCATTACCTAACCAATAAGAATATGATGCTTGTTTATTAAAACAAATATTTATCTTATTTTCTGTTGAATCCTCATACAATTCTAGAATTGTAGAATTTTCTGGTGGTGTATATGGATTTGGTATTTCATAAGTAGTGGTAGATTCCCAAGGATCAGCACTATCAGAAAATACACTTGGGACATATTCAATACAAGATACTTTTACTTCATAATTATCCATTTCTTCCAAAGCAATTATTCTAAATAATTTAGCACTCCAAGCAGGAACATAATTAGTAACTCCTATTATACTTCCAACAGATAATAAAAATCCTACAATATCTGTATCAAAAGAGCATGTATAATCCACATAACTATTAAAATCAGAAAAAAATGTACACATTCTCATAGCTTGAGATTTTCTTTTAATGCCATTACATTGAAATGTCTGTTCTCTTATTTCTCCTGTTAAATTAATATCATAAGTATTATCAACTTCAACAAAATCTGTTCTAAATTTATCATCTTTATTAATAAATTCAACTCTATGTCTATTATATCTATCTGCTTTAGCTTTTCTAGAGTAACTAAAAGTATCTTTTTTAATATTGGATTTAACTAATGTAAAACTTACACCAGCTCCCAAAGATATTCCTATTGAATCTACTAAATCAATATAAGTAGAATATTGTTTTAAAACTATAAATGTATAAGAATTTCCACCATAAGTAACAATACCAGTATCACCATCCCAATAACCAGCAGCACCAGTAACATCACTATGAACTGGATAATCTGAAAAGTCTGCATACAATTTAAGTGTAGTACAAGATCCACTAGTAACAAATGTTTCTTCATGATACTCAGAAAAATAAAAAACAGGTATTTCATCATTATGAGCAATTTGTATTTTAATCAAACCACCAGAATAGTATATAAACCCCCTACAAGTTTGTAACATGTCTTTAATTATGTCATAACCTTTAACCTTACCATTAAAATAATTAGAATATCTAAATCTAGGCTCACCATCTACTGAAACATCACAATAATCTGCTGCAACTTTCCATGATCCAGAAGTAGTAGGACTACCATCTATTAAAGCTGTAGGAATACAACACCCATAATGAGTATCAGTTAAAAAATCATATAAAGCTTTTACAGTATTAGATTCACCATCTCCTTCAATATTTTTTGCATATAATATCATTGATAATGTAGGTAATGAATTAGAACCACCAATTGAACCAGATGCTACAGAATATGCTGTATATCTAAAAGGAACAGCTTCAGAACCAGAAAATGAAGAAATTAAACTATCTAATGATTGATCACTTGTACCAGCATAATTTGTTAATTCAATATAGACATGATCTTCACTAGATAGTTCAGAAAAATCCTTATCATTAAATAAAGGCTGAATAAAGGAATAAACTGGACCTTCACACCAAGCTATAGCAAAATCAGCAGTATAATAAATACTATATTTTGGAGTTTTATTACTTCCTTCATTTACTGTATGAACACCATTACTACCAATCCAAATACAACCACCATAAATTTTATTATGTCCATAAGCAATTGGTACTGGCATATTTCTTACAAAAGAATTAATACCTAAATCACCTAATGGTGGTGGATCTGGTGGATCTGGTGGATCTAACCATAATCCAATCATACCACCTAAAGCCATTCCACCTACACCAAAACCAAATAAAGCACCACCAATACCACCAATTAAACTTCCTATTAATTGACCTCTAGTTGACATGATTATTCTCTTCTATTTTAAAACCATTAAATCTAACAAACTTATAAAACATCCTATTCCAAACCTTATCATCTAATGAATCAATTTTAACCTTACTATTAGTAGGATTAGGTAAAGATGGACAATGAATAAACAAATTATCACCTAAATAAATACCAACATGTGTTACTTTAGGTTTAAAACATTTAAATGTTAATACATCTGCTTTTAATGGATTATCAATAAAATGAGAAAACTCTAATATTTTATCTAAATATCTTTCATTATCACAAAATTTATACCAATCAGGGATATAGGATCTTCCATCATTAGATGGTAAATCTATTCCTGCTCTTTTATATGGAACGTACAATAAACCTAAACAATCTAAACCAAATCTAGTTCTTCCATTATGTCTAAATGGTATATTCAATAACTTTTTTGCTTCTATTACAATTAATTCTCTTTTCTCTTGAATTTCTTCAGAAGTAAAATTCCACATTTTATAATTTCCAATTATAATGTAGGTTTTAATGGTGTTTGTGGGAATCCACCATAATTAAGATAATTACTATATGCTTGACAAAAGGCAGGGGTTTTAGCACATAATTTTTGTACTAACAATGTATCATCATATGCAGGAACACCATCTAAAGCTACCCTTAATGTTATACTTATATCACTATGATACAAAATAGGTCGTACTTGACCATCACAAGATCCAGAAGTCATTAAAACATAACCAGGAACAAAATAATCAGGAATCCAACCAGAACCAACATAAGGTAAAAAAGTAGAAGTAACAGGAGTACCACTACCACTAGCACCAATATATGTTGTTAATTGATAGTCTGATAATGTTATACCACACTGAGCATCACCAAATGTCCAATTACAACCAGTTTGATAAATTCTTCTAGGAAATTCTCTTTCAAATATAGAAAATGGTTTTAATAATAATGTACACCACCTATTATCACCACTAGGAGCATCTAAATATCCAGAATATAATGTAACATAATTTGCTGGATCACTTAAAAAATCATAAAAAACTAATTTTATAACACATTTTTTTCTATCCAACATTCCAGAAGAAATCAATGTTCTAAATTCTAAATCAATATTGTCTAATTGTATATTTAACTCTTGTAAAATAGTACCCTCTTCAGATCTTATAGAACTCCTTTTAGCAGCAATAGCTGTATAAACCTGACTATTAAAAGTAATATCCTCATTATTACCACAATAAAAATGTGAAGGATTAGTATAAGGAGATTCCAAATATAATTCTACTAACTGAATAGGTTTACTATATAGTCTATATAAAGCTGGAATTAATCCTGATGGAACATTAGGCATAGTAACAACTCCTATAAAAATTCTTCAAAATCAATTTCAATATTGAACAATGTAGCAGTTAATGTTTCTTTATAACCAGTATAAATAACATTATAATAACTAACTGTATCAATATAAGTTGGAACACTTGTCCAATGAAATGAAGTTAAACCACCATAACAGGAATTATAATGAGCTAATACTAAATCCCTTTCAGCTTTAGTTAATAAATACATAAATACTTTCCAAGTTCTTTTTGGAAGAGTAGTTATTAATCTAGTCTTCTTTTTATATCCCTCCATATCTGTAGATAACACATTAAATATAGGAGGTCCAGGTTCTATATGGTGTATTGAAAAATTAAAATCTGGCATAATAATTTCCCTTATCTACTATTAAACATATCTTTTCTAATTTGTCTATTATTTTTTAATGCTTTGGAAACTGTACCTTCAATTATAGGTGAATGTTTTAATAAAAATTCAGTACCAGATTTAGAATCAATTGCATTAATATGAAAATTAACATAAACATTACTTTGACTATCTACACTTCCCCCTTTTGTTTTAACAGAAGTCATAGGAGAAACTAATTCTGGTTGTCCTTTTTCACCAAAAGCATAATTTCTACCAGAATTTAAACCAACACCAAAAACAGGTTCACTAATTACACCACCTTCACCAAAAGATTCACTAGCACCACTAAATAATGTAGTTAATATACTATTTCCACCACCACCAGAAAAAAATCCACTACCAATATTTCCAAATGATTGTGCTAATGAAGATGCATTATTTAAAAAAGAATTTGTTAAATCACTACCTGAATTTTGTAAGTTCACAAAAGTAGAAACAGTATCAGTAGCAGTTTTAGATAAATTAATTAAACCAGATGTTGTTTGATTAACTATATCTGTTTTATCACCAAGTAATCCACTATATAAATCTTTAGCACTACCAACAAAAGAATTAATATCTCCACCAGCACCTTTACTACCACCAGATAACATAGAACCAAAATTGGTTACATAAACAGGGATAGGAGAACCCATACCCATTCCCTTTCCTCCACCAGCACCTTTACTACCACCAAAAATATAACCAAATAAATTACCCAAAATCCCACCAGCACCTTTTCCACTAAATAATTTATCTACAAGCTGCATACCTAAATTAGCAATACTAAGTGTAGCACTTAAATCAACACCACCACCTTTTGCTCTTTTTAATACTTCTCCTTTATTTAGTCTTTCAAAAAAGTCTACACCATATTGTTTAACACTATCTTTATTAATAACATATTCTCCTGGTTCAAGCATAGCAGGTATTATATCACCACCACCATAACCAGATAAATGACCACCAGTAGATATCTTAATATCTTCAAAAATATCAGGAAGTGTAGTAGCAAATTCTTCTATACTTCTAATTGCTGAACTATCAAATATAGAATAAACTTTCTCTCCATCTTTTTTTAATATTATACCAGTATAACCTAAATTACCCAATAATTCTTTTATCCTTGGATCACTCTTAAAAAAATCAATATTTGAACTAGATTCTTTAAGATTTCTATAAAGATCTAAAGTATAATAATAATCATTCATAGTATCTCTAAGAGAAATTTCTTCTATACCTCGTAAATACCTTTCTCTAAACAACTCAGAAAAAGAATAAAAATCAAGACCTTCAGGATCAAGTATTTTCCTAATATCAAGTGAAGATTCAAAAACAGTAGACTTTCCTTCAGACATAGACTCTAATAAATTTTTAAAACTAGTATTAAAAAATTCTAAATCTGTTGTAAAACCATAAGCAGGTTTAATCCATTTACCTTGTGCTTCCTTATACCATTTCATAAATTTATCATAATCAGGCCATTCATCAAAAGACCATTTAAATTCTAAACTTTCTTCTAATGGCATTAATTCTGTAGACAATACACTCCATCTAGCATCAGGAGCTAAACCAGAAAGACCTTCACCACCCATAGATTCAAAACCAGCTTTAGGATGTGGTAATAAATTAAACAATCTTTCTTTAAGAGTTAATTCTCTTCGTAATGCTGCATCTCTAGCATAAGTTTCACCAATCAGATTTTGATATAAGTAATATGAAAAAGTTCTAAACTTATTTTCTGGTTGTGCCTTCCAGTTTGCTTCCATTGAATTATAAGAAGCATCAATCATCTCTTTTATTAATTTATTTCTTTCATCATCTGCCTCTTTATCAAGTTTTACTATTGGAATAGTTTCATCTAATTTTTCTCTAGCATATTCACCATATTTAAATTTCCAAGAAAGTGATCCCTTTTCTGGAAAACCATATTTTATAGGGGTACTCGTTACCATTTCTCTAAATTCACTACTCATCTCTACAAATTTAGCTTTAATATCATTCCTCAATGCAAGAATAGCAGCAATCTCATTACCACCAGAAGATATTTCAACAGTATGACTTAATTCATGAATAGCAACACTAAATGCATCATCTACATCCTCTTCAAATAATTTTCTAGATATCTCAAAAGTTTTATCTGATTGACTAATTTGACCACGAATACCATCTTCCAACTCTTTAAGAGAATATTTAAAGTCTTTAACTTTATCTCTAAAAATACTAAAAAATTTAGGATGAAAAATATTATCTTCTAATGAATCCCCAAAACCTTCAGCAAATCCTGCAATATTATCTGATAATTCAACATATGTTTTTTTATCATATAAAGAACTAAATGATCCTTCAACAATCCCAGGATATATTTCTGAATACTTTTTAGATTTTAAAACATCAGGAAGTGGAGCTAATATTCCCATTAAAGGAGATAATGACTTTCCTTGTTCTACTAAATTAGAAAGTAACGGTTTGAATTTACTTAATAATACTGTATCACCACCAGGAATATTAAATAAGGTTTCTAATAAAGAATAAGTAGGAGAAAACCTATCACCTCTACCTATGGATTCTAACATGTCTTTTGTTGATACATAAGGTGATTTTATAATTTCATATATTAAATCTTTAGTCCAAACAGCACCCTTCTGATAAGCAGACAAAAGCTCTAAAAAGTCATCCTCTGTTACCTCATAGTTCATAAACCTAAGTATTTCATCAATATTAAACTCAGGAATTCCTAATCCTTCAATTAAACCACCTTCTTGTTTTTTATTAATACTATCAAAAAATTTCTTTCCTAATTTCTTAACACTAAATTTATTTATTACATATTCTCCAGGTTCTAACATTGCTGGTACTGAATCACCACCACCATAACCAGGAATAGAACCACCATAAGAAAATCCAGCAAAATCTTTTAAACCTTGCCACATTTTAGTAAATAAACTACTTTCAGGAACAAATTGTGGCATTTGTGAATAACCTAATTCACCAGGATTTGTAACAATTACAGGAAGTGGACTAGCCATACTATATGATAATGTCATATCACTCTTTTTAGAAGTTCCACCACCACCTAAACCTAAAAATCCTAAAATACCTTTTTCACTAGTACCTGTTTTACCAAATAAACTACCAAAAATTCCTCCACCACCTATGTTATTTATCTGATCCATAAAAGGTTGAACAATATTTGTCCTTATAAATGCATTAACAATCTCTTTAGAAATCGTTCTAAATAAATCAGTTATTTTAGTAGTCCAATCACTTGCATCAAACAATATATCAGTTAATGTTTGAGAAATGGATTCAGCCCATTGCTCTTGCATATCTTTTAAAGCTTTATAAAAAGGTTCCCAAACTTCTTTTTGTTGTTCCATTAAAGACATTCGTGCATATTTATCCATTTCTTCAAAATTAGTTTTATAATCTTGAAGAAACTGTTTCATATTCTCATCATTACCAAACTTCTTCTGTAATTCATTTAATCTTATTTGTTGATCCATATACCATTTTTTATATTCAGAATCTAATCTTAAAGATGCAGCTAATCTTTTATCAGAAAATGATACAGAAAGACTTAACAAATTAGAATACTTTTCAACAATTTCTAATCTATCTTTTTCTAATTCAAATAATTGTTTAGTATATTCAAGTTCTTTTGCTTTTTGTTTTAATGAATCCATTTTACCTAATAAAGATTTCTTTAATTCTTCACCTAATTCACCAACAAGCTTTTTATTCTCCATAATTTTAGTAGCAATATTTTCAAAAGTATAATCAATTTTCTGTAAAGGAGACATATCAAAACCATGCATCTCCCTTTCCCATTCAGAAACTTGATGTGCAACTTCTCTTTGAACTAAACCTACTTTTTCTAAATAAGTATTCCATGCAGCTTCTTGTAATTGTAATCTATTCTCTTCTACATATCTGTTTTCTTGTGCAGCTTTTTCAATATCTGCTAAATATTTCCAATAATCATAAGTAAGTTTTCTATAGGGATCAATTGAACCAAATCTATCCCATAAAGTTATATATTCATCCCACATATCAATGGC